CGGTACAAACCCAGTAGACGTCGAGGGAGCGCTGGTAATCGATCCGTGTTGCCACTCCGCTTCGTAAAACTTGTGAGAGATTGCCCGGAACGAACACGTGACAGGAATCCAACCAGCACGAGTCCTCCCACGAGTAGGCTGATACTCACGGGGACGACCATATACAATCAACGTCCTATCATCATCAGTGATATACAGTTCTGAGACCTCTCCAGGAGTCAAACGAGACGCTCCTACGAAAGTATCCTCAGTGAACCAAGCAGCAGACATCCTTCTGTGTAGGTCTTTAGCTGCCGCACCATTATCGCCAGGGCTTCGGGTTTTGATGTTGATGTCAAAGTTGACTGTCATTCCACCAAAGTAGTCCCTCCCCATATACATACCATCCGCACGTGCCCTATTGACATCATCCGTCCTGATATCTGGAGACGTGAACTCACTACTGGTCACATGCACGAGAGTTCCACGACCAAAACGAAATCCATCTCCAGGAGTAAAAGGAGGATTGACTAGCTCATAGCCAAGGTCAGGAGGGAAACTCATCGAGTATACCTGCCTTTACTCACAACTCGACGCTTAAAGTCCAACGAATCGGCTAGCTCACGAACAGTGGCTTTCTCAGGGAGCATGACGTTGTAGACATCTCCACCACCACTACCACCACCACGCAGTGCTGCCACAATAGCTGCGATGTCCTCTGGAGAAAGACTCCCCCTACCAGGACGAATCTGATCCATTGGAATGATGAGTTCTGGCTTACCTGTCAGGTTATGAGCAATAGTAGTGCCAGGCTGAAGCCATCCACCTTTGTCATACCAACCATGAGCCTGCCAGAATGCCTGAGCACCCGCCCAACCGCCGTATCGCTGTGCAACATAACGGTCTGCAATCATATTCTGTTCAGCAACAGATGCGTCCTTGGCGTGTGCAGTAGACCCTCCCAATGCCCGCCACGTTCCATCAATGAACTGGTAGAGACCAGAAGCCGAGGAGGTAGGGTTCTGTGCTCTTGGATTACCACCGGACTCATGTGCAATGATCCAGGCACGTGCATCTCCACCTCCCAATCCCACTCCACCGCCCCCTCCTCCTCCACCACCGAGGAAGGTAACGATAGTTTGGAAGACAGATTCCAGTTTCTTCTGAGCAGCTTCGAGAACCTTGGTGACCAGCGCTCCAGGGATACGAGAGATAGCCGCGCCGATTTGTCCACCCATTGGGGAATTTCCAAACCCAAGACTATGGAACAGATTAGCTACCTGGCTACCAAAGATGCTCCACATAGACACTTGGGTAGTGGCGGCAACTGGTCCGCCTACAGCATAGTGCGGAATTCCAATAGGTCCTCCCTGAGCGAAAGTAGGACCGCCAGCTCTACCCCCTCGTGCCGCAGTGTGCATGGCATCTACTGCACCGATACCACCCATACGCTGAACGGCTGGGACAGAGAGAACGTACTCTCCTTGCTGTGCAAGAATGGGGACTGAATCTTTACCCTTAATTCCGCCACTGACTGGACCACCGGCAGCGAAAGCGGGAAGGCTAGGCACCCTCCCACTAATTCCTCCAACTCCGATCCAGCCCATTACCGTGTTCCAGGCACCAATGATTCCATCATTGATGACGGTATTGATTACCCAGTTGATCGGATCGCGGAAGAGGTTAGCGATCTTCCTCCAGGCATCGCCAATCTTCTGTGCGCCCTGATCTGTGTCTCCACGAAGGATGTCCAGGAAGCCAGACCACCAGAGCTTGATACCTTCCCACAGACCCTTAAACCATCCGGTCAGGCCGTCCCAGAAGGTATGCCACATGGCATCAATCTCCTGGTCCCACCGCTGCATAGTGGCCTTGAGCCCGTCAAGATTGGTTCCGAACAGTCCTGCAATGATGGTCCAGAAACCGCGAGTGATCTCGGTAATTCCCTGAGTGAACGTCGTCCAATTGCCAGTGAAGATACCCGTGAAGATGTCCAGCAGACCAGCAATCATATCGAATGATCCCTGGAAGACAGTAACCGCAGCGCCAAGCTCCCGAGCAACAGTAGGACCAAACACATCGATAAGGAAGGAGATGATGTTGGTGAGTGCACCCAGGAAGCGAAGGATAGCTGGGATCAGGGTCTCAGTAATCTGATCGACGAATGGCTGAATCTTGGGCCAGACCTCTTGCAGGAATACATCGCCGAAGCGTTGCAGAGCAGGAATGAGCTTCTGTTGGACCATGTCAACCAGGGATTGCCATGCTGGCAAGATGAACTGGTTGAAGTTTCTGACGATCGTATCCCAGATTGGCATAAAGCGAGTACGTAAGTCATCAACAAAGCCATTAATGCCATTACGAAGAGTCTCACTCCGCGTATAAACATCAGCAAAGATTGTAGCCAGTCCAGCTATTGCGGCAATGCCGAGAGCAACTGGTCCTCCAGCACCCAACGCTAATGCGGCCATGAGAGACCCTACAGCAAAAGCAAGTGCAGCAATCATTGGAGGTGGTAGCTGGTTGATAGCTTCAAAGATACCATTGAAAACTCTAATGATAATCGTACCAAGAGGCTCTAGACCAGCAGCAAGCTTGAGGATGAAGACAACCAAGTCACCAATGAGAGTGGCAACTACAGGGAAGGAGCGCACTGCGGCATCCATGAATGCCTGGAAAGACTTATTCTGACCAATGTGGTCTGTCCAGGTGGCAAACTGTTCAAGGCCCTTGACAATCATGTCTAGTATCTGAGAACCACCAAGGTCCCAGAAAGCCATCGTGAGATTGCCAACGATTCGAATCAGCGCAAAGATACTCCGAGTCAGGGCATCTACCGCAGGCCAGATAGCTCTGCTCAGGAAGTTGACAAACCTCTGCCACCACGGACCCTCAAAGAACATAATGGCCTGTAGGCCAGCGTCACCAAAAGCATTAGCAGACGCCTTCACCAGAGGATATAGGGTCTTCAGGGCAGCAGTACCGGCATTGAGCCATGCCGAGATACCAATACCAACAAGCTTCTGATTGGCCTTGACGAGATTGTCGTACTCAGCCAAGAGTTCCTTGAGAGCATTAGCAGCCTGACGAAGACCGTCAGGGAGCTTGTCAATAGCCCCCTGACCGAGAACGACTGCCGCTCTGATCTGCTTAAAGGCAGGAACAGCTACCAGTGCTAGTGCACCTGCACCCAGACCGGCAATGAGAAACGCAGACGTCAAAGCGCCTACTGCTCCAACGGCAGCAGTGAATCCTGAGGCTATGACTGGTAACAGCCCAATGATAAGGCTGGCCATCCTGGCAAAGCGAGATCCACCAACATCAAAGTCTCCGCCAAGCCCCTGAGTTTGCTGTCTCAACTGAGTCAACTGAGACAGAAGAGATCGATCAGTATTGATCCTGACGTTGATAGTAAAAGACTGAGCCCTTAGTTCAGCACGGAGTCTAGCGAGGGAAGCTCTATCAATGGAGAACCTGACTCGAACATTGCCAGATACTCCCTCGATTTGCTGTCTAACTCTAGCTAGAGATGCTCGGTCAAGTTGAGCCTTGACCTTGATGTTTCCTACAGCCTTATTGATCTCTTGCTTGACCCTAGCTAGAGATGATCGGTCAAGCTTGACTGTGACAGGAAGTTCAATCTTATTGCGCCGCTGGAATTCTTCAGCTTGTCGCTTGGCTGCTAGCAGACCAGCAGTAAAAGGGTTCCTATTGAGAATGAGAGTCGCTTCGATGGAACCTGCGTCGAAAGCCATCTAGCGACTCCCACTCCCTATTCAGTTGACTTTCTCTATCCTCACCCCAAGGTCATCATCTCCACTATCAGAGATGTCTCCACTAATAGGAGTGTCCTCAGGGCGTTCTTCCCCGGCTTGTATCCGCAGGTATCTACCGAGTTCTTCCATATACATCTGCGGTTGCCACCAAGGAAGACGCTCCCACTCATCTACAGTCAATTGAAAGTGGAGTAGCGCCCGAAACCACTCTACACGCTGCGCAGGCGTACCGGCGAGCGAGTCGTAGCGGGCGCTTGCAATTCCGGGTTCATAAGGTTCTGCATGAGATAACCAAAGAAGCCCATGAATGGCCGGTACCCTAGTGCCGTCAACTGCTTGTGCGAAGGACTTCCACCAGACCAATCTCCACTGTCTGACCTCTCACCGCCACACAACTTAGCAAGACAATCAGTAATGCCGTCGGTTAGCTTGTCGAACATCTCCTCATCATCAATCGCATTCATTACCTCTACGATCTGGTCAGGAGAAGTCGATTCAGCTTCCTTGTCCGGAGCAATGTCCAGTGTCTTAAAGACCTGCTGAACTTCCTTAAAAAAGCGCTTCGCTGCGAACCGAGATGGTTCAGGGACTACACCCACAATGTCGGGGTGGCCGTAGGCAGTGAAGTCGTAGGCGAGATCTCCCCCCAGAGATTCACCATCAAACTTAGGCACTAGGGACCGTCCTTTCTAATTCAATCTTTACGGCAGAGCCGCAAGGTTCCACTCACGAACAATAGCCGAGGCAATTGGCGACACCAACCTAAAACTCACCGCGTAGAGCCGCTGAGTTTCCGCACGACGGTACGAGGTTTCCACGTCTGCTACCGAGAGAACATCCAACCACAGAACACGACGCCACTGAGTCTTCGTGTTCATACCCTCCAGACCGAGAGTCAGGTGCTCAATGTCCTCAGCAATAGTCAGTTCTCGATATCCAGGGATACCAGTAGCCGGTGCAACAGTGGTGATGGTACCACCACCATAGGCCAGCTTCATCGTCTCCAGAGTGTCTTCCGACAGCGTCACCTCAATACGAGGGTCAACCGATGTCGTCGCAATGTCGACTGGGTTAAGCTGCTCCTCAATCGAGATGTCATTAGTCGAGCGAGAGAAACGCATAGTAGCGCCCGACTCACTAGCACCAATGGCAGTCCACAGAGGGTTACCGCCAGCACCAGCCCAGTCCCCACCGAGCGCCATACTGTTAGCCGGAAGGGTAGCGGTGTCATCCTGAGGACGAGTCCAGATCTGAGCCTGCCCACGAATGACATTCTTACGAGTGTAACGAGGAGTAAGTGTAGGCATTAGTCAACCTCTACAATCTTGACGCCGCTGGCCTCAGCAGCAGGAAGAATCTCCTCAGCCTGAGCAGAGGTAAGGCGAACACCCTCAGTATTCACTACTGGATGTCCAGCAACAACAAACAGGTCGGTGGGGTAAACCACCTTGTAAACCTTCGCTCCATCTTCGTCGGTCGGCTCCGGAGCCTCACGAACAAGATCAGCAGCAGTGTCACGAAGTTCCACCTCAGGACCAGTTGGCCTATTTGCGGCCACCTCATCCCCTACCTTTTGAATTTCAGCCATATCATCCAACCTTCTTATTCAGTTTTACTACAAATCTGTTGCGACGGTGCAGTAGTAGTTACACGTGTATGCATACCGTCCAGCAGTGTCGAACACTGCAAGCTCTGAGGGTGGGCCACCCACACGACCAATGAAGTCCAGATAAACACCATCATCGAAAGTGTAAGACTCCGGACCGTACTTCAGGATAGCGTCATCAACCAACCGTGCCAGGTATTCAGCATCGTCGTAATTCCGGTCAGCCCCTCGACATTCAATGGTGAATGAGAGATTATCGAACACACCCTCATGGGTGTACCCAGGACCAGAGCCCATTCGAACATAAATAATCCGCCCAGTGGGCGGAAGAGTGTCGTTATAGACTTCTACGTCGCCTGGAGTGTGGTCCTCAATCCACTTAACCAAATGTCGAGAGGTAAACATCAGTCAGACTCCCGAGGAGAGATAGGAGGACGTTCGTAATACCTCAGACCATTGTCTTCTGCCCAAGGATTACCAGACGTTCTCAGTCTCCCAGTCTCTACGGGTGCATTCTCCAACACATATGTGTTCATTTCCTCAGCTACCTTGGCCATCTCAAAACGAACACTAGATCCTCTTTCAGAGAGGACTGCCCTAGCAATTCCTTCTAGAAGACCGGCAGAGTTCTCCAACAGCGGACCTCCCAAGTAGTGAGAGCGACCACCATGGGGATGCCGAAAGCTGAGATTCTGGTGCTGATTCTGAGCGTAAGGTTGATTCACCTTACACCCAGCCACCAACTTTCCTGTACCTACATTCTCCATGAGGCGATCGATACGACCGTCAAACGTGCCAGCCATATCTCCTCCTACTTGTAGATCTTATCTGGAGGAATATATCCCTCTTCGAAGGTCGGAAAAAGAGGAAAGAGCGGTCCGTCGTAAGCGTTATACACAGCAGGTACTGCATCGTCCAGAGAAATGATTTCCGTAGCTCCATCTACGTCCACTCGTCCTTGCTGAACTGAGTCCAACATGCGACGAGTACGGTCGTAAAGAAGGAACATCGGGTCATCACTGCCTACCGGATTCGATCCTCGAAAATAGAGGAGGGAAAGGTACGATGCAATGTTGACCGACCACTGCTTAACGATAGTCGGGACCGCCCCAACCTCAAATGGAATTACGTAACGACGCTTGAGAGCAAGGTTGATCTGTGTATCAGCGTCAGCAATGGCAGCCCGGATCTGATCAACGTCCAGATCGGCTGGTGTTTCGTTACGAACTTCGTCACGACGACCAGCCAGAACTCTAATGACATCTTTCTCGTCACAGTATGCCATTGCTCAGCCCCCTACTTCTTATCGCGAGGCTGCTGTGGAGACTCCGACCGAGCCACAGAAGCCTCCTGAGCAGGCACAGTGCCGGACGAACTCTGAACATTGTCTTCGTCCTTAACGAAGAGAGGAACACGGCTCGCAGCAAGCGCCTCCATGTCGACTCCCTCATTGTCAAGAGCCCAGTCAGGAACCTTGTCACCGCGTGAGAGTCGGTGAATCTTCTGGTCCTCTGGATTGACCACATGCCACATGTCAACGTTCAATCGGTAAGCCATAGCAACTCCCTATCTGCGCTTGGTTACGGAACCGCAGTGATGGTGCCCTGGACACCGTTGATAAGAACACAAGCCTTAGGAGTGTCGATAGCGTTCAGAGCACGTCGCGTGAAGTACGTGTTGTAGCTCTGCTCCTCCTCGTGGTACTGAGTCGGAGAACCACTAAGAGGCCACTCATCCGAAATGAAGCCCAGGTTGCCGCGCTTCAGAACCATAACGTGGTTGGGAAGGATCTCCCACGACTGAACGATATCCAGAGTACCGAACTTCGTTGGGTACGCGAGCTGGTACCGAGGAGAAATAGTCGTTGCCGGAGAGTTCATGAAGACCTTGTTGACTTCCTCCGAGTCGAGGAGGATAGGCATCAACGAAGGATGAACAATCATCGTGTCTGGAATCAGACCGTAGCGGTCGTTACCAACAGCACCCTGGATCTGCTGGTTGGCCATAAGGTACTGCGCATTCGCAATGTCCTTACGGATACCGGCAGTGGGAGTAAGACCAGCACTGGGAACAACATCCGTGGTCCACCCACCAGTAGCCTGACGAGAGGCGTTCATGGTGAGAACCGACGCACGGTACACAGCGAGGAAGAAAACGGCATTCCAGGAGCGAATCATCGCATCCCGAACGAGACCCATCTCCATCTGAACTCGACCCACGTCATTGCGGGTCTCCATTTCCTTGGAGATCTTCAGACCAAGACCGCGCTTCTGAGTAGCCGCAACGACCGGCATCGTCATATCGCCCTGAGTGGTGGGAATCTCACCGAACTCAGCAATGATCTCAGCAGAACGAGCACTCGCAAACGCAACCTGTTCCTGGTACTGAACAGCACCACCAGGAGCAGCAGGACCCTTACGCAGAAGCAGATCAGCGATAAGGTTATCCTTAACCGCCGCAATCACAATGCCTGGAACACGAGTTGGGGCCTTGACCAACTGACTAACGGACCACTGAGGCCCGTCGTAAGAATGGCCAACCCTGACCACTGTAGCCATATTCAGTTATCCTATCGAATCGTCAGTCGGACACGGCCTTCAGCGTTGTTAGCAACGCCAGCAGGCTCAATGCAGATACCAATGACAGCACCGGTAGTGACTGTTCCCTGAACAACGCCTGCCGCACCGGCGTAAAGTCGCTGACCGTACGTCCAAGCAGTGCCAGAAGTGTTCTTCAGCCACCACGAACCCCGGTAGGCGACTGCCACCTCATTAGGAGGAGTCAGACCACCACCAGAAGGACGACCCCAAGCGTCTGTGGTCTGCGCAACGGCACCAGCAATGGCAGCAGCATCACCAATAGCAAGACCAAGAACAGCAGTCGAGTTGGCAACTGCGGGCTTCACCTTGCCGGTAACACCGTCAGCCTCAACGAGAGTACCGCCCACCAAGTTTGTAGAGACCAGATGAGTTTCTGGCCCCTTCTCCAGATGTGGCCTAAGACCAGCCATTATAACTCCTAATCAATCTGCTCTATTTAATTATCGAAGGTAGTTCTGAACGTAAGCGTCAATGTCGTTAGGGTTGTCGTACTCAGGCTGAGTACCACCAACACCATGACCGCGCTCACCCGAAAGGTCAATCTGGCCCTTCATGGTCTCCAGAAGACCGAGCATCTGAGTCTTAGCGTCAACCTTAATGTCACCATCAGGAGTGGAGAGGTCAAAGACCTGAGTCTCCATTGAAGTCATAATGGGAGTGGCAAGGTCGAGAGCCGCTGGAGGAACACCCTGCTGCGCCAGAAGAGTGCGCTGAGCCTTCCACCCATCCTCAACGGCCTTCTTCTGAAGAGCCTGAACGGCAGAAAGGGCCGACTCAGCCTTAGTGGTCACCTCAGAAAGGTCAATCTGCTGCTGAGTAGGAGCCGTCTGCTTCTCCTTGTCAGCCTCACCGAGAAGACGCTGGGCCTGCTCGTACTCAGTCTTCATCGACTTGAAGAATTCGTATTCCTCCTGGGAGAGCTGGACAACGCTCCCCTCTTCAGTCTTCTTCTCTGGCACGGTGACCTTCCTATCACGCTCAATCGTAATGGTTTCAGTAGACAGATCAAGAATGGGAGTCGAGTCGTCAGTATCCTCAGACTCGGAAAGCTCAACCTTCTCCCACGGTCCCATGCCGTTCAGCCTAGGAACTACAGTACCGGCAACATGCTGAATAGCACCCTCGTACGACTTACCATCGGCACGGGAGATATCCAGCACAAGACGTGGACTAACTCCGAAGTTCGGGTACTTCTCGACATACTCAGCGGCCTTTGTATCCAGCTCGAAGTAGCCATCAATTCCCTTACCAGGAACGTGCTCTACCTGAACCAGAGTTCCACCACGCTTGTCTGCGTCGTTCGTGTGACCGAACTGGAACGGAACCTCGTCGTATGCCTTATTCTTGAAAGCCTCAACATACTTCTTCAGTTCAGGAGCAGTCAGGTCAAGCTTGATCTTCTCCCCCGACTGAGTCTTGTAGTCGAAAGTGCCTTCCTTAAGAATGCGCTTCTTGAAATAGGTCTTACCCGAAGAACGGTCCTTAACCTTAGTAGTCGGTCCATCCATAAGAGTAGGACCGAGCAGAATCTCAGTCACTTCTTATCAAAACCCTTCTTTGCTAATAGGGAAGCAGCAGCGCTAATAGCTTCACTAAGTGTTCGAACGGGAGCTACGAAACCGCCGTTTCCTTGAACGAAATACCCGCCAGCGGTTCGCTTCACCCAGCCAACTTTACCAGGAAGAGTGAACGTCTGGCCAACTCTCAGGTTAGCTAAACCGCCCTCAATCTGACGCTTCGCAGCGATCAGCTCACTAGGGTTCAGCTTGTTCGCGAACTGTCCACTAGACGTGCGAGAGTGCTTGCTCTCGTTGAAAGATGCACCCTTGACACCTGTTGACACTGCCGACGTAGAGTTACCGTAAGTGCTATAGGGCACATTGCGCTTCTGTACCAGGAGACCGAGGTCAACTATCACCTCTCCCTCATCACCCTCCATAGCGTGAGAGCGAGCCCTCTTGGCTTCCCACTGTGCAACAGCCGCCGCAGCTTTAGCGTTACCTTTAGCTGCCCACTTCTTACACTGCTCAACAGCAGCAGCAATGGCATGTGATACTGTCATTCCTGGAGAGTCGTAGAAGATGTGCTTAGCTACCCTCTTGATGAAACTGGGTAGACCCCCAACTTTCTCCACCCAGTTATCAGGACCTCCAGGCTTTTCCGGCAGATCTGGATGAGTACGAGAGGAATGTTCAGGCTTTCGCGAGAGAAGTACCTCTACCTCTTCCAGATCAGCAATCTCTATCATTTTTCACCTCCTCAATAATCCACAGCACTACCCATTCGATAGCGCGGATACAGTGATAGAAGAAAGCTAGAACGATAATGAGAGGGTAGAACCACCAAGCCACCAGCAGAATCCATGCCAACAAGGAAAAGGTCTTTCCCAGAGCACGGTAGTCACTACGGCTTGGGAGGTACATCAGTCTGCCGGTCGGACTGGAAGGTCGACAATGGCTGCGGATTCTCCATCTTCCTTGAGCAGATGGTCAGCGCTCTCAACAGGAAGATAGCCCCTGCCACTAACACCCCAACTCCTACCCCAAGAATTTGTAAGAACAAGTACGTCGCCGAAAGTAGGATGAGCAGGCCAGAAACCATTTGCCATAATCGCATGACCACCTACAATCGGCCCATCAACATCGATGAGACCCTTAGAGTCTGTTTCGTACATAGACTCATGCCAATTGATACCTAGCACTACCGGACCGCGACGAACGATCCAGTTAATGGTATCGTCGATACCGAAGTTCCAACCGTAAGACTTAAAGTACTTAGCTCGCTGACATGCCTTCAGACCGGCAATGACAGTGGCGCCCTCAGGAAAGTTCCGACCCTCGGACTGATCCACAGCTCGTGCAGCAGCAAAGATCTTATGTCCAGTAGAGTTGGTCACCTCATACGCAGCGGGATTCGCTGCCAGCTCACCGGCCATTGAGAAGCCAACGCACTCTCCTTCCTGTCCCTGATCCAATGGCTCCTTACGAGTTGTCCATACACGCTTGAATCTGGCGGTACGGCCAACTAGAGAGCGCGTCATAAACTGTCGAGACCTGTCATCCTTAAAGAAATGAACGTCCAGTACTCGATCTGCGTTGGGCGAGGGGGTGGTCACTTGGCGTTTACCTCAGACGTATCGGTTCCGTGGAACTTAGGTTTCTGCACACCCTTAGTGGTGGGTGGGACACTACTTGACTGCCTGCTGTAGTCGTAATTCTCGCACGCTAACCCGTCGTGGTCCATATCCAGACTATCAGGGTCAACCCGAGGCCCACCTTGAGCCTCATAATATTTCTGTGCATCATCTTGATCAAAGAAATCTGAACACTCTTTGTCAATGTTCGCAAGACTGGATGGAGCAGAAGGATTCACAGGTGTAAAATCTGTATGGGGAGCGATAGAAAGAAGCGTAGGTTTGTCGTCGCTGATGAGATACCACACCAACGTATAGCCACCAACAAAAATCGCCCCCATTGCGAGGGCGAAGATTGTATACCATAATATGACTCGCCCTACACGACGAGTGTTTGTAACACCCAGTTGTTTCCTATGACGCCCTTGATGGCTTCCGCTTGGGGTTATTCTTTCCACTCGTCACCGACCTTCCACCAAACGGCCGGGAACCTACGGTTCCACCACCCCGGGAACCTTCCTTCACAGCGGCTCTAGCCTTAGCAGAGTGCGGACCACCAGCCTTGCTCTCCTCGTCAGCACCCTGAGCGTTCCGCACCATGTTAGTGGCGGAATCGACAACGCCCATCATCTGGTTGAGGTTGTCCTGCTCCTGGGGAGAGCCGTTAATCTCTAGGTCCTTAGCAACCTTTCCAGGATCGAGTTCAAGAAGCGTGGCAACCCTATTGACCAACTGATCGTAGAATTCCACTGGTACCTTTGCTCCAGTGGTCGCCACCTTACTGAAGACATCAAGCACGTTGACTTCGTTCGCTTCAGATAGTGGGCCAAACTTGAACCTAGGTATAGATGCTTTCGGTCCGAAGTTGTAGGCGATGAGCGGTCCAATGACCTCATTCGTAATCTGCCTCGCCATATCCATCGCAACCATACGGCGGGTACGCAGGTACATCTTGGACAGACTTTCAGCAAGAGCGTAAGAGCCTTTGCCACTAGCAGCCTGAGAAGAGAGACCCATAAAACCGAGGAGTCCAGAGTCCAGCATCTCAGAATCCAGCCACGCCATTGCCTGAACATAAGCCTCACCCGCACGGCCGGAAGCCTCGAATGGTTCTACGACACTCTGATCGTGAAGTCCTACTACTCCCTTTCCTCGGAGCTGAGCAACCTTCCGAGCATCAAGGCGCGCTTGACCCTCATCTGGGTTTCGCACGATAGTCTTGGGCAAGACCCCCTGATCGAGAAACTGGTACCAGAGCCATCGGATCTTACGCTTTGTCTGGAAACAGTGATACGGAACCTGCATGGCGGAGATTCCGAGCAGCGGATCACGATGCATTCCGTGGACATAAACGAAAGACCGTTCTGGACCGATGTAAACCCAGTCACTCTCTCCGGCAGACCAATTGACAGTGGGAGTCTTACCAGTGAAAATCATGGGGAGCTGACGGAACCCACGAAGCTCACTCCGTTGTCCGTCATAGGCAGCCTGACAAGTCTCCGGTGGACGCCAAGCGAGCTTGTGGTAGACAACCTTTCCGTCGTCGTTTACCTTGAAGACCTTCTCAAAGTACGCACGCTTTGTGGTGAAAGCGTCCGTCATCTGAGAAACGAGCTGCTCGACAGTGGTGAGTGGTCCACCCTGATGTGGAAGCGCGGTCATCGCATCGTAGATAAACTCTGCTTCTCCAGTATCGCCCTTTGCGGGGTCGATTTCCCAGGGGGCAGAGATAATGGGATAGGTGAGCATGAGCTCTATTGACTGAGCGGTACCGTCAGTACGCAACATGTGCTGGTAGTCGCGCACCATGGGCTCTTCATAAGTGAAGACATTCCCATGATTGAACTCAGCGAAAGGCCCGTCCCAAGGGAAAGACGATCCAATTTCACCCTGGGGTGGATCAGTACCCTCATAATCTACTTCGACAATAGGACGCGGCCTAGCGGCAGTGTATGCCGGAATCTGACCTGGATTAGTCATACCAAACCCCACTAGGAGCTTCCACTAAAGCGCCGAAGTCTCCTGAATACCCGGAATTATCCCAATCAATTGCGTCATCTCCCAGAGTAGCATCTCCCCAGGCAAACGCAGAGTCCGAGGGATCCAAACTGAATCCTAGTCCAGATGCCCACCAAGCCAAGCAAACAGCGTCACCCTTATCGGGGCTCCTGTTCAACCTCTTCCGAATCTCGTCCTTGGATTCAATGACAATCTTTCCACCGGGCATGGTCTTCCAGTGTGGAGTCGATAAGTCAGAGGCTAGGTCATCGTCCGGGGGAAGCATGATTGAGGGGGAGCGTGCCGGATCAAGTGCTTCTCGCATCTTCCAGTAGACAGCAGCTCTAACGTTATAGAACTCAATCTGGCCAGAAGTATCCTTTAAGGATGTTCTGTTACCGACGTTCACGCCCAAAGCAGTGTAGTTGTTCTTCTTGATAGCGTCGTAGACACCAGCACCGACACCGTTAGTATCGACTACTGCCAAGTCTCCTCGTTCAATGTTCAGTTGACTCTGGAGGAGTTGCGCCGTTCCCATTGTGTCCGTTCGAGGCATGATTCGAGGGGTGAGGAAGGCATCTCCGATTCGCTCGGCGAAACATGTCTTATCGTTTCCGTATCGTGCGATGTCAGCCCCAATGATACGGCGCCAATCGCCACTAATAGGTCGCCCG